CTGGTCCATGACCACCGCGTCCACGTTTGAGGCGTCGCCGTCGGCGTTAATCACCAACAGTTCCTTCCGGTATTTTCCCGACACGCCTGCGCGTAAAGGCAGATCGCCCGCCCCGGTGCGGCCTAACGAATACGTTAGAATCGCTTTGGGGACGCCGTTTCCGTTAGTGACTCCGCCCTTTACGAACGGCACGAACTTTCCGGTGGACGAATCGCGCGCAAGAATTGTGCCGGGCAGAAGAGTCGCGGTGCCGGCAAACGTCACCACGTCGTCCCGGAAATCCGGGTCGGCCAAAATCACGCTGCCGATATTGACGTTTTCAATCGTAATGTTAGGCATTTTGCGTTACCCCCATGATGCCGAGAGCGTTCTCAACGGCACCGCAAACGAGGTCGGCGGAATCGGTGCCGTTCTCGCCGGCGTTAGCGCCGTTAGCGGCGGCCGCTGCGGCCGCGTCGTCGGTTTGGCGGGATGCCTGGTCGTTGCGGTTCATGCCCGCCGCCAAGTACTTGGCCTGAAGGCCAACGGTCATCGCTGTGCCGTCTTCGACTGCCTTCATCGCCGTTACCATGTCGCCCGAGGCGGTTCCCATAGTCAGGTGGGCGCTTACGCGGTCCCGCTCACTGGTCACGCCTTCCTGCACCGCCGCCGTGTGTACGTCGGGATGCTTGGCCCGTAATTCGTTCAGGTCCATAGGTCCGATCTCCGGATTACCCCCGCCACTGCGGGCGGTAGTGGTTGTTTGGGCCGACTTTACCACGCTTAGGCCGGAGCCCGCGATAGAATCAATCATACCCCGCTTTAGCGCCTCGCCAGCCAGAAAGGTTCCCCCCTGGCCGTACTCCGCGTTTACTGTTTCGGTAGTAACGCCACGGCCGGTGGCGATAGCTTCCACGAATATGTCGTGCATGGCGTCCAGGTCTTCCCGAACCATGGCCACGCCTTCTTCTGTTCTTAGGTTAGGCCGCTTTTTGGGCGCCATGGTGCTGGTAACGTCTACCACCGAATCATCGACACCAAAAGAAGCGACGACGCCCACACTGCCAAACCGGACCGCCTTGTTGCTGGCGACAATCTCGTCGGCTTTTGCTGCCAAAGAATACGCCGCGCTGCAGGCTTGGTTGCGGACCACCGCGCGCAACGGCTTGGCGAACGCTTCCATGGCCGCCAGCGCGTCAAACAGTCCGTCGACGGAACCGCCTGGGCTGTCTATAACCATTTCAACTCGCTTCACTTCGGCGTTTGTGCCTGCTTCCGCCAGCGCGCTGATTATCTCCGGGTAGGTCACGTTCCCGCCGCCAAAAAGCATGGCCATAAAACTGGGCGTGTTTGTAATAACGCCGACCACTGTTATCTGCGCAACGTCGCCGGCGATACTTAGCACGCGGGCGTTGTCGCCTTCGCTGAAACCGTACCGCGCTTCGTATTGAATTTGCTGGTCAAGCGACGGAACCACGCCGTTAGCCTGGGCCTGTTCTATCGCTTTTCTAACCGCTGCTACCAGTAGCCACATGGCTTGCCTCCCGTTTTCCTAATTGTACGCGCCATTTTGGTTTTCCTCCACCGCGTCGGCGACGGCTTCAAAGGCTGCGTCTGATGCGGCCGCCATGACCTGGTTCGCGCCTTGCAAACCGAACTCCGCTTGCAGTTCTAAAAGCGGGCGGGCCACTGCGGCTTTCTGCTCGTTTTCTCTGCGCAGGCGCTTCATGTTCTTGCTGAACTTTGTGCCGGTTGTTATCCGGGCTTCGCGCGCGTTGGTGCTCCACCCCTGCTCGACTAGCAGCTTTGAACCTTTGCCCTGTTTGAGCGTGTCGGTGCTTGGCTTGATAGCGCCGTACCAATCCGCCGAAACCCAGGCCGCCAGCATGTCGTGCTTTAGCGGGTCGCGCCAGGCTTCCAAAAGACCCTGCGCAGAAATCTTGCCGCGTAGGTTTTCACTAATCAGCCACTCAACGTATACCGGGTGGCAGAAAGTTTCGCCCCAGTCGCCCCACTTCAAGTGAATAGCCATTTTCACTTCGTTAATGGCGGCCTGGCTGGCGCTGTAGTTGTTCGAGAAAGAAAGCTTTAAAATTTCCGGCGGCAATTCTAGCGACCACGCGATGGACTGAACTATCGCCTCTTCGAACGTCCCGAAGTTAACGTCGGTACCCTCGCCGCCCTTCATTATGGGCTCTTCCCCTTCCTGTAGCTCTTCGGCAATCATGCCCGGGACGTGCTGGGTGATGTTGAATTTCCGCGGCGTGCCGTTGGTCGTGTTGTCGGTTACTGACACGCTGCCCCGGCGGGCCGCGCCGCCGGTCATCGGTAGGGTGCCCGGTTTGTCGGTGTTCTTTTTGATAAACATGGCCATAAACGAATTGACCACCGCTTTGCGCTGGGTGCTGTCCCGGTACCGGTCTATTTCTTTGAGGGATTGAAGAACGATAGACAGGATGGGCTGGCCGCGGGTGTCGTCCAGGCGCTTATCGGTTGCGAATACTAAAAACGCTATGCGCCGGCCCGACTTTTCACCGTAGGCGGGGACCCGTTTTGTTTCCCCCGTATCCTGGCGAATCCAATACGCGACCGCACGGCCCGCGGCGCCGAACTCCACCCCGTGTTTAATCGTGTGGCCGCGCCGAATGCCGGCGTCGCCGCCCAGGGGGCTTATAACGCTGCTACCGCTTACAAGCTGGACCGATGGCAGTTTGGTTGTTGGGTTCTGCCTCAGAACGACTAACACGTCGCCGCTCACAAGCGCTTCCAGGTAGGCCGCGCGCTGTATCGCCCCGAAGGTAGACTCTTTCTGGAAGTCGCACACCTGGGGGCTTTTAGACCAAAGGCCAAAGCGCGTTTCTGTTTCTTCCGTCCAGTCGTTCAGAGAATCTTCCGCCAGCCCCAGTATCTGCTCTTCGGGGCACGCTTCCGGCATAAGGCCGGTGTTTATAACGTTCGTAACTAGCCGGCGAAGAATGCCGCGGGCGTAGTGGTTCTCGTTAAAAAGTTGAGCCGACCGGGCGCGAAGCGTCCAGTAATCACTTGCTGAATCTGAGTGGGTCCGAACCCGCCGGCGAACTTGCCGCCGTCGTATAGGGAATTTTCAAAGGGGGCAAATTGCGATTGCCCCGCATAGTTCCAGGGCTCCAGGTCGTTCACGCTGGTCATGCCGTCCGCGGGGCTTTGCGCGTCGGAATGCGTCGCGCCCCACACGGCGTTCCTTGCTCTTTGCAGTATGCTGGGCTTGCCTACCATCCCGGCCTCGCTGTTATAACTCCCGACCCCGTCAGGCGGGTTTGCAGTGTTGCGCATCGGTTGTAAAGGGAATTTATCATTCTGTTCATGGCCGGAATATCCGCCCGGGTTACAAGCTGGCGGTTCTGCCCGGTGTCTAGCGTATACGACTGTATGCCCCCCTGGGTGCCCAGAAAGGTTATCGCGTCTTCATACGCGACTATGGCGGCCTTTGTGGCCGTTATGCGTGCTTCCAGAAACTCGCGGTCCATTACATTGTCGCTTTCTCGTTGGTGGCGTTTTGAAAGTACGGCTGTTCTCGCTCAAGGTAGTCCCAAAAAAGAGGCCAGTCAACGGTTTCCAATTCAAAGTGCTGAATGCATATATTCCACGCCAGGATTTCAACGGCCGCGTGCCCGTACACCAAAAGGTCCCACAACTCGTTGCGCGCGTTGCTGGGCCGGTGCCAGTAATACGACACGGACCCGTTGTCGTCTAGCTTTTCGCGGCGGCTTTCCACGGTCAATTCTTTAAGCTGGGCGTCCGTCGTATCGACCGGGGCGTTGAAGTGGTACCGCTTTTGCGCCCCCGAATCTTCCAGCCACTCCCGGCGAAGAACCGGCGCCAAGCGGTCTTTGTAGTGGTCAACCAGGATCCGGTACCCGAAGGTGCCCTGCTGCGTTTTGAACTCCGCAAATTCTTTTATGGTCTGGTTTTTTGACGGCCTGTCCCGGCCCAATATCGGATAGACTCCGGATTCGTACGCGCCGCAAAACGAGGTCACGGTGTCGTTAGCGTAGCCCGCATCCACCAGGGTCAGGGCGATAATGTAGGTTTTCCCGTCGTCCGCCACGTACACCGACTCTTCCAAAAGGGACTGCAGCCGGCCCCAAACGGGCGAGCTAATTTCCGCGCAATCGTCCTCGGTGCCTTCCACTTCAAACCGCCAGTAGTCGATGAGAAAGGACCGCGCGTCGCGGGTCCACCCAAAGACCGAAACCGCCAAGTTCTTTTTGTGAACGTCCACCTGGCACGTTAAAAACAGGACGGGCGACCCGGCGTATTGCGCCGCGAACTTGTTTGGGATTTCGCCCAAACGGTACACCGCCCGACGGTGCGCGGACACGGTCTGGAATCGCACCCGGGAGCCGATAACCTCGAACGGCTGGCCAAGGTTGTTATTATAAAATTCTTGCAGCAAACCGACGTCGCGCACCGTGCCGGTCACTGGGTCCCAGGCTTCCAGCCAATCGCGAACAATCGCATCCCAGGGGAACATGCCGACCGGTGAGTAAAGCGCCGAAATGTGGTAGCTGCGGTGCTCTGGGTCCCGGGCTTTGGCCGTAGGTATCCACCGGCCGCGGGGAAGCATCCACGCTTTGTCCGAGTTCCGGTGCTCATGTTGGCAAAACTTGCAAACGTAGCGGGTGGAACCGGGTACCAGGACACCGTCCTCGGTTTTCCATTTTAAACCGTATTTCTTTTCGTCCACGTTGTTGCGGCCGCCTTGAAAAATGAGGACCTGTTCCCGCTTGCAGTTCTTGCACGGCACGTAGTACTTGCGCTGGTCCCCGCGTTCATACCCGCGGCTTATACGGCTTCGCCCCTTGATTAGCGGCGTGCTAATGCGGGCGATTTTGCGGGTTTCGAAATACGCCTTGGTCCGCGCTTCCGCCAGCTTTTGCGGGTCGCCGTCTTTGCCCACCCGGTCCGGGAACGCGTCGACTTCGTCTTCCAGCAACACCTGGATGGATATGGACCGCAACTTGTCCGCGTTGCGCGCCCCGAAGGGTACCAGGAAACCGCCGCCGGCCCATTCCATCCGGGTCTTTGTGTTGCCGGTTTTGCGCTTGTTGGATTCATCCGAAGACCGGATTAAGTGCGACAGGCCGGAGTACTGCAGCATGGGGGTTATGTACGAATCCATCCGGATTTTTGCAAGTTCTGAGTCCGCCGTTAGCAGCATAACCGGGGCCGACTTTACGTGGTCGATTAGGTACCCTATGGCGTTCTCCAGGATGCCCACGGTGGCGCCGATCTGGGCGGCTTTCATAACGTCCATCTCCCGAACGTACGAATCGAACGCCAGGCAGTCCGCAATTTCTCGAAGGTACGGGGCCACGTCGTACGAATAGAACCCGGGCATAGAAGTAACCGACGGGGGTAGGTACCGGTTGGTTTCGGCCCACTCCGACGGCTTGACGGTCATTTTCTCGTCGGTCAATTTTCCGACCTGCGACACCAGCCACTCGTTGTCGTTGTTCGGGATCTCATGGTTCTGTTCGGTTAGCTGGACCTGGCGGGAAAAGTTGAGCCGCAACGGTTCGCCGGCGTAAACGCTCTGCAGAATAAAAACGATCGACACCAGGGACGCCAAAGACAACTGGCGGCCGGCTGTTTGCAGAAGCTTTGCCAGGGCCCCCACGTCTTGCCGGCGGTGCTCTTCAAAGTCCGATCGGATAGCATCCAGGGCGTCTTCGCTTTCCAGGTACCGGATTAGCGCCCGGTGGTCTTTGGCCTTAATCTTGCTTAGTAAAAACACGACAGCCGCCTGGGTGCCCGCGTCGGCGGTTTTGGATAGTGCGGCGGCTTCGTCCCCTGTCTTCGTTAGCAGGTCACGAAGAGCAATCATCAAACAGGCGCCCCGTGGTTGCGTGCACGGCTTTTTCGCCGGTGAAGTTCTGCCAACGGCAAACCGTCGTGTCGACGTAGGCCGGGGACAGTTCCATGGTGTAGCAGCGCCGGCCGGTTCTTTCCGCGCCCATCAACGTCGAACCGGATCCGCAGAACGGTTCAAAGCAAAGACCGCCGCGCGGCAGGCTGGTTTTCATTACCCGTTCCATCATCTCGACTGGCTTCGGGGTGGCGTGCCCGTGGCGGTCTTCGCCGGTCACCCGCATAAAGTCCCAAACGTCCCGCATAATGTCGTGGGCGTTGTCGAAGTACGCGCGCATACCCCCCTGGATGCCGTTAACGTGGCCCCGGTACCCGCCTTTCAATTTTTCGTACGTTGCCCGCAATTCCTGGTAAGGCTTTTCGAAATACCCGGGCAAAGCTGCGGCCAGGGCGTCGTAATACTTTTGGTTAAGCATGGACCACTGCGATTTGCTGAACCAATGCGCAAACATCTGGACCCCGGTGATTTCCCGGCACCGTTTCGAAGTGAGCCCGGCCGCTTCCGCTTCCGCTTCCAGGTAGGCGCGAACCTCGTCCCACCCTTCCCAGTACTGGTCGCTATTGACGTTGCCCAAAAACTGCGGCCCAAACTGGAAGTACAGGCAACGCTCGGTGGCTTCGGCGTACTGGGTCAGTAGGTCCGACTTCATGCCCGGGCTGCTTTTTTTGTCCCATACCAGTTCGTTTCTAAAGCTGAAGTCCTCCGACGCTTCCAGGCCGGCGGCGTACCATAGGCGCCATAGGTCCGGGGCGTTGCCCCAGATATACGCGCTGCCGTTGTCGGTCAGAAACGTTCGCCAGGTGTTCCACCATTGAAGCTGGAAGTCGTCCAGTTTTTCCCGGTACAGGTTGTCGTTCTGCACGCCGTCTTTTTGCTTGCCCATGCCGTACGGCGGGTCGGCGTGCAACAGGGCGCCGCGTTCGTTGCCCACCAGGGTTGCGACAGCGTCCACGCTGGTTGAGTCGCCACACATTACCCGGTGGCCGCCAAGCAACCAGACGTCGCCTGGCACCGTCACGGGGATTGCCGTTTCGTCGTTTTCCGGTACCGGGGGTTCTTCCATCGGCAACGCGTCCGCCAGCAATTCGTCCAGGAACGACGAATCAAAGCCCAGAACGTCAATATCAAAATCCAGGCCCTGTAGCTCTTCAATTTCAGCTTTGAGCATGCCCAGGTCCCACCCGGCGTTTAGCGGCAACTGGTTGTCGGCGATCATGTACGCGCGCTTCTGCGCTTCGGTGAGCCCTTCCAGGACAACGCACGGCCCTTCGGTTTCGCCCCGGTGCAACGCGCCAAGGCGTCGGCCGTGGCCGGCAATGATGCCCCCGGCTTCGTCAATCAAAATCGGGTTGGTCCATCCGAACTCTTCCATGCTGGCGGCGATCTGTTCTATTTGCTGCGCGGAATGGGTGCGGCTGTTATTTTTGGCGACGGTCAATTCGTCCAGTCGGCGGGTCTCAATCTGCATTTTTCAGGAACTCCAATCGTTCGGCGCTTTGTTTCATGTTTTTCAGCACCCGGCTGTTCGCGTCCCGGATTAACTGCATCACGTCCGAAGTGGTTTCAGGTCCGCCAGCTTCGCAACGGGCGACCACCATCTTGCTGACTGAGTCCGGAACGTCCGACACCAGGCGCGCAAAGGCGACCTCGATTAGCGGAAACACCAGGCCCAAAACTTTCTCCCGTTCTATCAGGTCACCGCGTTGTTGGCGCACTCGAAGTTCCCGGTGCTTGTATTCGGCTATGCTTTTGAGCGAATCCACAAACCGCTTGAACCCGTCCACGCTGCCGAAGCGCATGACTACTTCGCGCACCGTTAGGTTCTCCAAGTCGCGCAACTCATAGGGCATAACCGGCGTCGGTGCGTCCTGCGGCTTTTCCTCGATATGTGGTGGCGCCGTCGGTGCCTGGGCGGCTTTGGGCTTTCGTGGCGCTCGTTTCTTAGGGGCCGGTCCGGCTGCTGGCGGTTTGGGGCCCGGTAGCTCGTGTACGCCGTGGCGCGACAGCCATTGCCGCACCAGCGGGTGCCCCGGGTCCACGCCGCCCGAATCGGTGGCGTCAAACAGCGGGCCGGTTGGTTTGCATGCTTTGGTGGTGGCGGCGCTGGACACTCCCGCCCACCGCGCCAGTTCTGCTCTGCTGATTATCCGTTTTTTCATGGTTAGCAGA